GAGAGAATCGGGGGGTGGTATTGGAGTAACTAGATTAATAAGATCAATGAAAAAAGAAAATCTAATTAAATATTAAACCATAAATTGTGATATTTAATATTATTAAATATTATCTAATATTAAATATTTGTATTCTATTTTTCTATTAATCATTTTTTTTAATTATATTTTTATAAGTTTTAAAATCGATTTGCTCATACTCTTTTAAAACACTTTCTTGCGATGCTTTTTCTTTTAACATTTTTTCATAATCATCTAGATTTCCTTTATACTTATAATGATTACTATTTTCAGTTAATATATATTCCTTTGTATTAGTATCAGTATTATTTTTTGTAATTTTATCTTGTTTATTATAACTTTTAAAATTAGCAAAAATACTTTTCTTTTTATTTTCTATATTATCTTCATCTTGTTTTTGCTGTTGTTTTTTTATTTTATTTTCTAATAATTCTTTTTGTTGTAGTAGTCTTTGTTTATATTTGTTTAATCCTTGAATATATTCTTCTTTATAGTCAACATAAATATTTAAACATTTATTTTCAATAACATATTTTCTAGCAACAGTTTCTAGATATTTATAAGGTATATCTTTTGTTTTTGAATAATAAATATATGAATCAATTGACTTATCATAAGCCATATAAATTATACCCCTTGGGCTCTTTTCCTCAATAAAATTATCTTTTAGACTTAATAGATCTTGATTTTCTTCATAACACTCATCATCTTCAGATTCTCCTTCTTCAGATTCTCCTTCTTCAGATTCTCCTTCTTCAGATTCTCCTTCTTCAGATTCTCCTTCTTGATCTTCATGACCTTCCTCTTCAATATGTTCAATTTCTAGCTCTTCATCTTGATTTTCTTCTTGTTTTAATTTTAATTTTTTATCTAATAAATCATAATAATCTTCTAGATATTTGTATTCATAGAATTCATCTTCATCTGTATCACTTTCATAGTTAATTTCATCAAAAGGTTTATATATAAAATAAGAAACAACAAAAATACTAATAGATGTTCCTATAAATACTATATTAAATAAATCAAAAAATTCTGCTAATCCATAAATCATTATAAATTAATTATAATAATTATAGTATTATTTTTTTAGATACTTTAATTTATATTCATTTTTCTCTCTTCAAATAATATATTTATTTCTTCTTGTAAATCTGGAATTTTAATTAATTTATAAGATTTATTATTATTATCAGGGTGTAAGCAAACCAAATACATATCTCTTACAATTTTATTATAATTATGCTCTAAAATCCATTTATATCCATTTAATTGAAAAGCATAATGCCAATAATTAGTATCTGGTATATGTGAAATAAGTTGATTAACAGCCCATTTATTAAAAGAAGAGACTTTTGTAATATCTTTGCATCTCTTCCAATCATAAATATCTAAAACTTCTTTATTATCAATAGTTTTTTCTGGTTTACTTTTAAATATCATATCTATAGAACCAGCAATTTTTAATTGATTATCATAAACAATCCATTCTGTTCTGTAAGGTTCTAGTAAATGATTATAATCTTTATAAAACTTCATAAAATATAACCATTCTACACTTTTATCTATTATATTAGCTCCATTATAAAACTTTTCGATATTTAAATGCATTTTAGTTCCATTCTCCGAAGCATTATTTTTATTTTTATTCCATAAATCTTTTATTTCTTCTCTGGTCATTCCATAATATTTATTATTAGTCCAATTCTTAGATGACATCATATTTGTAATAATTTTATCAGCATCAAAACTATTAAATAATGAATGTATAAAAGTTGTCATAGATGTAAAATCATACTGACCTTGTATATTATAAATATGGGTTTCTTCATCTAAAAAAGTTTCTTTATCATTTTCATGAAAATTTTTATTCTTTAAATAATTAATATCAAATGATTCCATATTAATTATCATAAATAATTAATTAATTTTTTGAAATCAATATTTTAATATATATATATATGAAAAAATATTCAAAAAAAGAGCTATTAGAAGATTTTAATGTATATAAATATATAAATAAATTTGAATTAGATAATAATAAAGTAATGATAATTATAGAACAAGATAATAATGATAAAAATAAATTAGATTTATCTAAATTTTATAGTAGAGTTGCTATGCCTGGCTATGCAAGATGTTCACTTTATTTTATGTTAAAAGATATAATAGAAAACATATCTAATTATAATAGGGAGACAGAAATTGGCATTTCAATAATTGCTCCTTCTCAGCCAAGAAGAAATATGGAAAGTATTAAGAAAACTTATAATAATATTGGGTTCAAGAGAATCATATGTAACAAAATAAAAGGAATGTCAGAAGAAGAGTTAGATGAATTATTTGAAAAATATCCAGATTTAAGTGACGCGCGCGAATTATTTGCCAAAGATTCAGAATTATGTTATGCAGATTTTGAAAAAATAGGAAATATATTAGATACTCTAAAATTTTGTGAAGATAATTTGAAAAGAAATAGAGAATATTCAGACAGCGAACTTTTAAACTATACAAAGAGTGATAATGAAGTATTTTATACAGATGAAGAATTATTGAATTTTGATACAGATATATATTCAAAAAAACAAAAAGCTGGAAAAAATAAAAAACACATAAAAACAATAAAAATTAAAAACAACAAAAATATAAAACAAAAAAAATATAAAAGTAAAAAACGCTGTAATAATTATGTATAGAATTATTCCGTTACGTATTTTAAGAAGAACTCAAGGGGTAAAATTTGATGAAATGGTGCCATCAGATATTCCTAAAATTAGTGGGATTGATAGAGTAATACATGGACCTAATTCTATATCTCCAGGACCAACTGAAGATATAAATGTTCCTATAAAAAGACCTTGGTATATGCACCCCGGTCAAGATGATAATCTACTAGTTCTTCAAGGAACTCGTTATATAGACATATTTGATCCTAAAACAATAATAAAAGCTTCATTTATTGTTACACCAGATAAAATATATAAGAATGATAAATTATATTATAATGGACCTGCTATGGTTGTTTGGCCAGCAGGAATTTTTCATAGAATCATAAGTGGAATAGAAGGAAGTATCAGTGTAAATTTTGCTACTAGAAGTGATAAATTTGATATAAAAGATAATTTTAATATTTATAAATTATGTACAGATACTGGAAAATATGAAATAATAAAAGAGGGCCATGAAGATCAACCCGATTTAACATATAAATATCCAAGTGAAGAAATTAAAACTCTATTCAAAGAATTTTAATATTAATAAATGATTTAATATTTAGTAATATTAATGGAGACGTTATATACTGAGATATTTTATGATGTAAAAAAAAATAAAAGCATTTCACAAATAAAACAGGAATTATCAAATATAGCAGAAATATATGGCGCAGAAGATAATTATAATCTCCATGAAATGGAGGGAAGACGAAAGATAATAACAAAAGATATTATTATCGGCGTTTTTTTATTCAATAGTAATAATTTATCAAATTATATAGATTTTTTAAAATATATCAAAAGAAAAAATTATTTACATATAAATGTAATCTATTATAATAATGGAACAGATAAATTAATTTATAATAATGATAAAAATAAACAAAATATAATAGAAAATAAAAGAGATACAAGTGATACAAATTTTATAAAAGAAATAGTAAATTCATTATTATAGTTAATATATAGTATCATTAATAGATACTATTTTATTTTTAATAGAACTATTTTTTTTACTTCTTCTTTTTGATAATGATTTTGAGTTGCTTTTTTTATTAGTTATTGGAAAATCATTTAATAATCTTATATCTAAATTAGATTTATTATTGGGCATCAACATTAATTTTGATAATTCATTATTATTTAATTTTGTATAATAAATAGCATTGTTATCTTGATATTCAGCTTGTAATTGTTCTCCATCATAATTAGTTTCAAAATTTTTGTAATCAACTAAAACACCATTTTCATATAATTTATTAGTTGTTGAAGTAGAAGCATAAAAATCCATTTGTATTTATATTTTATAAATAAAATATAAATTTTATATATATGTATAAAATAAATAATAACTATAAAAAAAGAACTATAAAAAAAGCACCAAAGAAAGGTGGTATGGAGAGCCTGAAAAAATTGAAAAGTAAAAAGAAATTAAAGATAATAGAAGAAGCACCTATAAAAGAATCAATGGAAAAAAATGAAAAAGATAGTAATGAAAAAACATATAATAAAGAATTTATCAAAATATTAGGAGAATTTTATGATATTATGATGAAAAAAGGAGAAGCTTTCAGAGCAAGAGCATATAAAACAGCGCAAGAATCAATAATGAAAATCAAAGAACCTATAACAAATGTATCTCAATTAAAAGGATTACCTGGAATAGGAAGCACAATATTATCAAAATTAGAAGAATATGTTAAAACAGGTAAAGTAGCAGCATTAGAAAGAGAAAAGCAAAATCCATTGATTATATTAACACAAATACATGGTGTTGGTCCAAAAAAAGCAGAAAAATTAATATCTGAAGGAATAACAACAATTGAACAATTAAAAGAAAATGAAGATAAATTAGATAATGTTCAAAAGTTGGGTCTTAAATATTATTATGATATTATTGAAAGAATTCCCAGAGGAGAAATAAAAATATTTGAAAAAGAAATGAAAAAAACATTTGACAAATATGCTCCACCAGATTCATCATTTGAAATTGTTGGCAGTTATAGAAGAGGAGAATCTACATCTGGAGATATTGATGTTTTTATGACTAATAAAAATAATGATAAAAATTTATACAAAATTATATTAGAAAAATTAAAAGAAGAAAATATTATTTTAGATTTCTTATCAAAAGGTGAAGTAAAAAGTATGGCTGTTGTTAGAATATTACCCGATAAACCAGCTAGAAGAGTAGACTTTTTATATTCACCACCAAAAGATTTTGCTTTTTCATTATTATATTTTACAGGTAGTAAAGAATTTAATACAGCAATGAGACAAAGAGCAAAAGATCTAGGTTATACATTAAATGAACACGGATTATCATACTTAGTAAAAGGTAAAAAAGGCGATCTTTTAGATAAAGATTATCCGGATGAAAAATCAATTTTTGATTTTCTAGGAATGGTATATAAGAAACCCGAAGAGAGAATAGATGCAAACTCTGTTGTATTAAAAAAAATAGAAGAAAAAGAAGAAGTTCCACCAGCAGAAGAAGTTTCACC